TGAATCGGCTAAGCTATCATCTGGACGCGTGGAGGTGGTATCTCTTGTGGAGGACAGTCCAAAATATGCATTACTCGGATCTGATAAGCCACCAGCACTTGCTGAAACACGTAGCCGATCTTTGGGGAAATATAAGGAAGCTGTTGCATGAGTTGCCACAATTCCACCAACGGCGGCGCCGGTCATCGCGGCGCGGATTCGAACAAACGAATCGGCGCTTACAGTAGCCCCTAGCGCTCCGGAAACGCGAGTATCTGAACCAATCCCGGGCACTCCTACTGCGCCAATAATAAATGGCGTTACATCTGAGAGCCCATTGTACCCGTGTGAACAAGAAGCTTGTGTTATATCTGTGAACTTCGGGGGTCCAAAGTAACCGAACGGAAGAAGTGTTTCGTCTGAGGCGCCAGCATCCACATCGGCATTCATATCTACATAAACATATTTAGATTGATTTGGATATCCGCCGTATTGCTTCAATCTGCGCTGTGTAACGTCCCAAGTATAATACTGATCTCCGATTCTGCGCGCAACATAATCTGGCGATGTCGGATCAAGAGTGAGATTATCAAAACGCTCTAATACCACCACATTATTATCAGTATCAAAAAGATCTCTTATTACTACAGAAAAAGTACCATAGCCAGATGTTGTTGTTGAAGACTGTTTAACTTTTGCAATAGAAACTTTAGCATTTTTACTTAACCATGAGCCGTGAACCTCGACCAATAAGGCGGAAAAGCTTTTGCTGAGTTTGGGGAATATAGTCCCCTGGCGAACCAAGATCTTGACCGATAAACCAACCGGCCTTTGCTTCGGCTGAAGCTTGTCCCAGCATATTGTGGGGGCCCGTGGCGACAGTGCCACTCAGTGCTATTCCTAAAATAACTCCCTGCAATCCATTAGAGGTGCCAATCAAACTGCCGCTTCGCAGTGAATTTTCAAAAGTCTCACCAAGCCAAAGATCTTCGGCTGAAGCGTTAGCATAAAAAGTACCGGCAGTACCCAACAGTTGTGGATTTGTATTAACAGCTTTACGAATAAATTTATCGCTACTATCGTCAAAATTAAATTCAATGAGGCGGGCGCCCTTGTTGGCGCCTGTAACAACTAATGTAAAAAGATCACTAGAATCAGTTCCAATAATAATACCTTGACCTTCGATGGTGGCCGGGGCGTTGGTGGAAGCGGTCGAGTTGAACGGGGCGGATCCTCCGGAGATGCTGCGCGCCTTTCCTCTTAATGAAATAGAGCCACTATCCATATAAAATACAGCAGCCAAATGGGCGCCAGTATCTGTTCCGCCATTACTAAAGTCTGCGACCGTGCCAGACTTCATCACCCAAAGTCCATAGGCGCCACCAACAGTTTCAGCGTCTGTGCCAATATTCTGGGTGGTTTTCCAGCCGGCAGATGCATCGCCAGCAGCAGAGGCGCCGGCAGCAGTTTCTTGGCCGAGAAGACGTATATAAGTAAGGGGTGCAACGTTGGCCCTAAGAAATGCTTTTGCGGCATATGTTCCATACATTGGAGACTGGAGGTTCTCACCGCGAGATATGTCACCACCACCATTGCCAGGGACCGTATCTCCAAACATAGTTACAAATTCAGAATAGGATTCTACTTTAACGGGCTGCATTGCTAGCCCCTTTCTGGAGCGCCCAATAACAACAGGTCCGATGACATCGGCTGTTTTCGGAATAAACGAATTATCAATTTCGTTAATAAACACCCCAGGAGATACAAATTTAAAGTTTTTAACTGACATTATTGTTTCCTCATTCTAAAAAATGGCTTTAATTGCCGCTACAATCATACTTTAAATAGTATTTTGGAACTCAAAAGTCTTCCCGAAATGCAATAAAGTGGTACTTTCACTTCAGGAAGTGATTTTTAAGTACCCCTCCGGAGTATCGGCAACCAATCCTTCTTGCGGAAAGGTGATCTCGACAATATTTTCTTCTATTCTTACAATCGGTCGGTCGTCATTTTCGCCTTCGCCAATCAAATAACCCAATACTCTTATTGATATGTCGGAAGTAAACATTCTCGCATCTTCATTCAGGTTAGAAACATTATTATTATGTGTAAAGCCTTGATCAATAAAAGCCTCATATAAATGGCCGTTTCTTTTCAAAACAAAGGCGTTAATTTGCCCTGTTCTAGTCATAAATGGTGCAAGAAGGTCGTTCATCTGCTGCTGGTATTCTGTTTTAATATGAATTTTATATTCGACGTTCACATATACCGGAATCGGAATTGACATGGTTTTGACGACAATCTTTTTATTTACTCTCGGAAAAAATCTTTGAGTGGATGCGGCCGAACCAGATGTATAATTACTACGTCTCGTATTGCCTACAACAGCAAAATTTCTTGTTTTGTCTTCGACAATCTTTTTGGCGATAACCATTCTACCGGTACGGCCGTTTTTATCTTCTGAATAAACATGAGCCTGAAAAGAGCCCTTTCTGGCTGGATCTTTTGTGATTCCCGTTCTTTCAATGCTAATCAAAGGAAGTTTTAGACCGCCTGCATCATCTCTTAAAGATTTTTCATTTTTAATCTGGAATGAACGTTCCGGCGTTTGCCACAATACTGGTACTTTTACCCAACCTTCGTTAGTGTTGGCATTGAGTCTTAAATCTTCTTTTAACCATGAAACTATCGAATAATCAATGTTTTCAATTGTAGATGCCAGCATTCCTATTTCACTTAGGCGAAGATCGATATCAGGCGGTATCATTGCAAAATCAAAATTATCAGGTAGCATCGAATAGTCCCTTCCTTGCTCTTCTGCATCTACCAGAAATTTCAAAGCCATGATCAACTTGACCAAATAGTTTTGTAGGCTCTGATAACTTAACTATCTCGTAATATATATCTCCATACAAAACAAAATCACCTTCTCGAACATACATATTCTGATCTTCTTCTAATCTTCTCTTGTGAAAATGAACATTAATTTCCCATATTTTATCAATCCCTGCATTTTCAAGATATTCAGTGACATAATCAGTGAATTCGACCAAAGCATAAACTCTTATGGGAGGTAAAAACGTTTTCTCGATTGCCTCTCCATATAAATCATGAAAGTTTGTTCTTTCTATATCAATGGGATAATAAAGAATTTGTTGTCCAATAACTTTTTCAATTAATTCATCATTAACTTGTTTGACTAAATTCCTTTCTTTTTTTCCGAAGAATAAAGGAGGTGGGGGTGCGGCTGGTTTTTTCCATTCATTATCGGCCATTGGTTACATTACCCCACGAATATTGGCAAAGGAGTGCCCTTAAAAGCTGTTGCCGCGGCATCAGTCATTTCGGAATCATTCTTAACTAGTTCCTTATAAGTGGCGCTCTCAAGAATTTCCATCAATTTGTCTCTAAGTTGTGTTTGCTCTTCTTTTGCCTGCGATAGTAATTCGGAATGATTTAAAGTCACAGATTCGCCAGGAATCGGCATTGTTGTAAATTTGCCCCTAATCTGTCCTAGCATCTCTTTACATAAAGCTAGTGCATATTTTCTAATCCACTGTTTACCCATGGAATTAATGTTCTCATAAGGTATATTATTAAAAGGCAATGTATTCATGTTATTAATTCCGGTTGTTCCGTCATAATATCTATCACTTACATCCCAGGGATTAGTTAAATCTACATAGAAATTAACCCAAATACGATCCATATCATTTAATCCCCAAGTGCTTGGGGCTGGGAATAATCTCAGGAAATTATCTTTAATTTCATATGAATAATGAGATGTTCTAGTATAAATTGAATCTTCATACATTATAGCTTGCATTTTATTTTGCCAAGTAGGAATAATCTCGAATGTAGAGTCGTCTGCAAACTGACCATATGTGGAATAATTTCCAACTACCCCTACGCCCCCATAATAGCCATAAAACCTCCACATAGCTCTTGGAGAGCGATAAAAAACGCGTGTTACAACGACTCTATTCTTGCCAACTTTACCAGAAAATACAACAGCCTTTCCGGCATCATCTGTGCCGGAATCAGAGGCATCTCCGATTATTGTCTGTAAATCATAATCTTGTTGATTGCTGCCGGGTTTAAAGGAGGCTGAAAAAATTCTATTCGTGCCTCCATAGCCGCCGGCAGTGGACATCGCATCTCCGATCTTGCGAGCTTGTGCATATTGATAGCGAGAATATCTTAATTCGATATTTGAGCCACTTAACGAATCACCATAAACCAATTGGCCTTGTTCATCAAAAGAGCCAGTGGCAGCACCCAACGAACTTCCTAAAACGTTCTTGCCCTGATGAAGATTAACGATATATGAATATTCTAAAACTGCCTCTTCATATGCAGCATATACATTCGCGGGCGTTAATTCAATATCAACAACATCGCCACCTAATTTCTTATAAACATATTTTACTTGTGTGGCGGCGCCGATAAGAAATGCTTGAGAGCCAGTATACGCTCCAATTGGAACAGCAGCGGCTACCTTAGAAGAACTTCCCGTAGATGTTAAAATAATTGAATTAGTCTGTGAACTGGGGGACAATGCTGACATATAAGCTATTTCCTTATTCTCAATGATAAATAGTTTTGATAAAGCAAAAACCCCCACAAGAGCGGGGGTTTATATAAGCTTAAATTAATAAATAATTTATTGTTTCTTTGTCTTTGTTTTATTTTTAGTCGTTTTGGCACGTTTAGTTGCCTTTTTGACTGTTTTCTTTTTAGTTACAGTCTTTTTTTCTTCTACAACGGGTGTTTCAACAACTAATTCTTCTATTTCGGTGTTTTCCTGTTCTTCTTCTTTATTATTGTTAAATCTAATTTTCTTTAAATGTGTAAATTTAGGACTACGAAGAATTCTTCTTTTTTTGCCCATTTTGCCTCCAATGGTTATAATAAATAGTTTTGATTTTCTAAAAACGAAAATCTCAAAAAATTGGCGGCGAAAAAATTGAG